ACGAGTACCAACTGCAAATGCACTTCTTGAAGTTAAATTCTTTAATGCTGCTGATAATGCAACTAATGCAATACCAACACCAATAGCTGCAAAAGGATTAGCTAATAATTGCGAAATTGCTTGTTGAGCAATAACTGCTAAAAATCCTATTTTAATTAATTGCTCTCCTAAAGATTGTACTCCTGATGCTAATAATTCAAAAACACCTTTAAATACATCACCAAAATTACCTCCACTTATTGCAGCTCCTAATGCTTCACCAAATTTTATTGCAATATTTGCAGCAGCATCTGTTAAGAATCCAGTTGCAGCACTATCTATTTGTTTACTATAATCTTCCCATGCTTTTTTAATTTCAGCAGCAGATGTTGTTAAATCAGCTCTTACATTTTGTACAAATTCTGGAGGTACAATACTTCCTTGAATTGCTTTAAAATCTGCTTGAATTTCAATGGGTACTTTTATAGGTTTTATATTTTGAGCAATTTTTGGAATTGGTATTTCATTTGTTTGTGGTTTAAAATCCCATGGCAACATAATTGCCTTTGCTGCATTTTCAAGATTACTTTTTAATTTTAATAATAACTGATCATATTTTAAATCTTGTAACCTTGCCTCTAAATTAACATATACTGTATCTTTATTTGATACATTAAATTTCTCAATTATTGTACCTAAAATATTTTCAAACTCTTTTATTTTATCCTTATTGATATCAAATTGTGGAGTTCCTAATGAAAATCCTACAGATTGAACAGATACTAACTTTTTCTCAAATTGTGCTATTGCTTGTGCGAGTGTTTCCGTTCCTTTAGCTGCTTTATTTAAATCATCTGAAGGCAATTTAATTCCTTTAGATACTTCAGATAAGTTATTAGTTAATTCTTGGATATTTTTTTGAGTAAAATCAATTTCTTTATTTTGCTGGTCACTATATCCAGTTTCTATTTTTCTTAATTCTGCTTCTGCTTGTTGAATTTTTAAATAAACTCCAGGTTGGTCACCTAATGATTTTAAATATTTAATTTGACTTTTTAATAAATCAGTTTGTACTGTATTTGCAAGATTCTTTTGCTTTTTTTCATTCCCAGTTAAAGTTGTTCCTTGTAATTCTAATAATTTAGTAATCTCTTTATCTAACTTAGCCTGTAAAACTTTGGCAGTAACGATAGTTTTTAAACTTTCCAAATATAATTTGTAAGAAGAAGTTAAACCTACTACTTGATCACCTTCTAACTTTAATTGATTAAAAACTTCTGGATTAATTTTCTGAAGTTCTTTTATTGCTTCTATTTTTCTTTTTCTTGTTTCAGTTTCATTCTCTAATACTGCTATCAATGAAGTAACATTAGATGTTTCTGAACCAACTGAAGATTCAATAGATCTTAATGATTTAGCGGTTTCATCTGTAGCATCCTTAGCCTCTTTGCTCTTTCGAGTCCATGCACTAAATCCAATTTGAGCAAATGTAATGGCAGTTGTTACCGCTGCAAATGCAAGTGATAACCCAGCAGGACCAGCTAATGATGCTCCTAAATTAGATAATAAAGATTTCCCTGTTGCTGCTGCTTCTTTACGAGCTGATGCTAATGAATCAATAAAAGGTGTAATGTTGTTAGCAATACCTATGAATCCATACGCAGAATCACTTACTATTCTACCTAAATTGGTAACTGCATAAGCAGCACTATTAGTTTGACCTGCAACTTTTTTAAGTCCTGAATCTGCTGCACCTAATGAACTCTTTAAATCGCCAATTTTATTCTTTAAAATACCAATACTATTCTGCAATTTTATTATATCCTGAGTATTAGTTGCATTTCTTAACTCCGAAGTAAATGCTTTTAAATCATTTTCTGCAAGTTGCAACTGTGCAGATATTAATCGTGTATCTACTGATATTGGCACATTTACAGGAGGAATATTACTCAATTTTGCCTCTGCATCATTAACACCAGTCACTAATGGAGTAGTATCAGCATCAACCGGAATTATTACAGGATTAGATTTTATTGAATTAATATCATTCTGAACTGTGTTAATCTGTGTAGTATCTGCAACTACTACTAACTCAACTGGAGTAGTTTTTATGGCATTTATATCAGTCTGAACAACATTAATAGCAGTAGTATCTGCAACTACTACAACTTCAACTGGAGTAGTGTGTATTGAGTCTATCTGATTCTGAACAGTATTTAAATTAGTAGTATCCGCATTGACAACTAAATCTACTGCTTTCGATTGTATTGAATTAATCTCAGTTTGTACGTTATTCAGTTCTGTTGTGTCAGCATTTACTACAACTTCAACTGCTTTTGATTGTATTGAATTAATTTCAGTTTGTACGTTATTCAGTTCCGTTGTATCTGCATTTACTACAACTTCAACTGGAGTAGTATGTATTGAATCTATTTGATTTTGAACGGTATTTAAATTAGTAGTATCAGCATTGACAACCAAATCTACTGCTTTTGATTGTATTGAATTAATCTCTGATTGGACATTATTTAATTCAGTTACATCAGCATTTACAACCAATTCTACCGCCTTAGATTGTATCTTATTGATATCAGACTGGACTTTGTTTAATTCTGTTGTATCAGCATTTACAATTAAATCTACCGCTTTAGATTGAATCTTATTAATATCCGTTTGAACAGTATCTAAATCTGTAGTATTTGTATTTACAACTAATTCAATTGCCTTTGATTGAATATTATTAATATCAGATTGAACAACATTAAGTTCTTTATCATTTGCATTAACAACAACTTCAACTATCTTAGATTGTATTTTATTAATATCTGATTGTACTGTATTTAACTCAGTTGTATCAGTATTGACAATTAATTCTACTGCTTTAGATTTTATCTTATTTATGTCTGACTGAACGGTATTTAACTCAGTAGTATCTGCGTTAACAATTAACTCGACTGCCTTAGATTGAATCTTGTTGATATCAGTCTGAACAGTATTTAATTCTGTAGTATCAGCATTAACAATAACTTCAATTGCTTTAGATTGTATTTTATTAATATCTGATTGTACTGTATTTAATTCAGTTGTATCAGCATTGACAAATATTTCTAATTGCTTAGATTTTATTGAATCAATCTCTGTTTTTGCCTTTTCAACCTGCTTTGTATCAGCTATAATAGTCAACTCAATTTGTCTTGCTTTTATTGAAGCAATCAAATTTTTTGTTTCGCTAATCTTCTTATTTAATGAATTGAAATTTGTATTATCACCAGTCTTAGATAACTGATCCTGAAAAGACTTTAAATCATTTTCTGCCTTCTTTAATTGTATTTCTAACTGGCTGATATCCGCTTCAACAACTATCTGTAATTTATCTGCCATTTTATTTTATCTTCAAGTTATGCCTCTGCAATATTGCATCATATCTATCTTTAGTCATTGGTTCAATTTCTTTCTTATTGTCTTTATCATCTAACATTGGCCAAAATCTTTCTATAGATCCTATTGCCTTACTTCCTGCCATTGATTCTGCAACTCTGAAAGATGCAAACCTCATAATTTTTGTTTGCTCAAACTGTTTCTCTTGATAACCTTCATAAGCAGCATAAAACTCTATAGGCATTGAAGTATAATACTGATAAGCAGTCCAACCAAGTTTACCTAATGCAAATTTTAAATTTTCGTAGGCAATTTCTGCGTTACTTTTTTTTTCTCATCTTCAATTTCCTGTCCTTTTTTAATTAACTTTTTCCAAAGTTGAGATTCAGTCAAAGATTCAGTAATTTTTTTTACAATTGTATCATCTTCCAAATTATCAACCCAATCAGAAACTTCATCAAAAGTATAATCTTCTGGTTCTCCTTTTGCATAAGTAGCAGCATAAAGTCCAGCATATACCATTGAATAAATGAATCCTATGTTAGTTCCTGATTGATTCTTTTCAGCAAGTTTTTCAATTGCTAATTGATTAAATTTAAAAGATCTTAATTTGCCTCCAATTTCAAATTCTAAATAGTTCATTGTGTGTGTGTTTTTTTGTGTGTTAATCTGTGTTTACCGTCCATCCATTTTGTATTAATATTGCTTTATCAAATATTCCATTTCCAGTTGGAGGTGCTGGAGGTGATTGAAATTGTAAATCCAACTGACCAACAGTATTGTAATTAACAACTGTAGCTAAAATATCATTTACTTGACTGCTTGTTAATTTACCATAATTAAAATTTAAAAAAGTAATTGTATTAGAATTTGTTGGAAGTATTATATTATTATTTCCATAATTATAATTTTCTAATCCAATTCCAATACCATTAAAAGTTGAAAAATCAGGAGGATTATTAAATATTCCAATACCAGTATTATTTGTAAATTCTATTGTTACAAAATTTAATAAATTTAAATTATATAAATTATCAATAGAGCAATCATATAATGGATCAATCCAATAAATTGGAACATTTACTGGATTTGTAATATCTATAGTTACTAAATAAGTACCAGGAGCATTATATAGATTAGTTAAATTAAGAACCGAAGAATTAATATGATAATATATATTTCCATCTCCCCAATCAATTGTAGCATCAAATGGAGTGCTTGATAATATTTCCCCTATAACTATATTTCCACTTGCAGGAACATTTAATCTTATTGAAAATAATGGTGGACTTGGTGGTGTAGGATTAATTACACTTATCGTTGGTACACCGTATGGCTGAAGTGTTCCTGTAAATACACCAACTGAATCAAATGCATAAGTGCTACTTAATTCAGATAAATATCCAGTACCTTCTTGAATTTCATCACCTGCCACAGGTGTTTCAGGTGATAATTTCCAACCTACAGTTTGCTCTGCCATTAATAATAATCGCAAATCAGTTCCTGATATCTGTCCTGTAATTGGATCCTGTAAATGTTGTCCTTCAAATGTATAAGATATATCAATTGCACCTGGACTTTTATCAGGTCCACAAGCAGAAGATGCATCTACAGGCTGAACACTCATTGCTTGACCTACAGAAGTAAGACAAACTACTGTGTCGTAGTTTGTCCCACCTGAAGGATCAATAAATAGTAACATTGTGCCGCCATCTACTTTATGTTCAGCCATAGTTTTGTTTTAAAAATATCTTATTGCAACGCAATCACCAGGTATTAATTTATCTAATGCATATTGACCATTAATTGCAGTATTCATATTATAATTTTGAGTAGAAGATAATTCAGTACTTGTTTGATAATATGCTGCAGATAATGGTGTTGGATAATATGCTTGATTTAAGATGACATTATACATTTCATCTACTGATGGCATTACCCAATCAGTATATCCATTAAAATTACCATTGCGACAGGCTAAGGCAGGTAATGAAGGAATACTTGCTATTATTGCAGTAGTATTAGGATCCCCATCACCTATTGCATATCCTGTTGCTCCTGTAACTGTATATGCTATTGCCCATGTATCATAAGATACGGATTGACCACTATTATAAACAACAAATCCATGTAATCCAGTTCCATCAAGATATGCAATATTCCCACCTTGATAAGATTGTCCAAGTACAAGACCTCCACCTCCACCACCATAAACAGTAACAGTCGGAACTCCATATGGCATTATTGCTCCACTAAATACTCCAACTGAATCAAAGGCATAAGTGCTGCTTAATTGAGAAATAAATCCTATGCCTTCTTGAATCTCATCTCCCGCCACAGGTGTTTCGGGTGATAATTTCCATCCAATTGTCTGCTCTGCATTTAAGAGTAATCTCATGTCTGTTCCACTTATTCTAAGACTATTTGGATCTTGCAAATGCTGCCCCTCAAATGAATAAGATATATCAACAGAACCTGGACTCTTATCTGGACCACAAGCAGATGAAGCATCTATAGGCTGAACACTCATACTAACGCCTACGCTTGTAAGACAAACTACCATATCGTAAGTAGTGCCGCCATTGGGATCAATGAAAAGCAGCATATTGCCGCCATCTACTTTATGTTCAGCCATAGTTTATAATTATGCTTGTACAGTAATAACAGGAGTGCCAAATGGCTGAATAGTTCCTGTGAAAGTTCCAACAGAATCAAACGCATAAGTACTGCTCAAATCTGATAAGTAACCTGTACCTGATTCAATCTCATCTCCAGTTACTGGTGTTTCAGGACTAATCTTCCATCCAATTGTAGTTTTTGCCATAAGCAATTGGCGAAGTGATGTTCCTGAAATTCTACCTGTTACAGGATCTTGTAGATGCTGACCTTCAAACGTGTAATTCAGTTCTATTGTACCAGGTGATTTGTCTGGACCACATGCACTTGATGCGTCTACAACTGATACTGATGCTGATTTACCTACAGTCGTTAAACAAACAACTGTATCATAACTTGTTCCTCCTGCAGGATCAACGAATAATAACATCGTACCCCCTGCCACTTTGTGTTCTGCCATTTTAATTTGATTTTAATTTATAAATAAAAACTGTTTAAAAACTAATATTCGACTTATGAATATTTTTCCACCAACTTCGCCGTATCTCTCAGTCCTGTCAGTTTGTACATTCAAATTTAACATTTGTAATCCATATAATGATAAATCTAACACACTTTTTGAATTAGGTTTTATTGCTTCCAATATCTGATTAGTAACTGTGTTTAGATTCTTAGAATTATTATATTTATATTCCCATGAATTAATTGTAATCTGTATTGTAGAAGTCGTGTCTGATGAATTATCTGTAGAATTCTCAACATTGGTAACATCAGAAATTACACAATAAATTTTATCCTTAACATCATCTGGTTCCTCACCTTCATATACAGGAATATTTAATCCGTTGATAACTTCATAATATGCTTGTAATAAGGCACTATTTACATCTTTCATCGGAATATTAATTTTAAATCTTCGAACAATTTAGGTGTCTGATTTGTTACACTTGGGTATAGAAACGGCCTTGCTTTAATTCCATTTGTTAAGATGCTCATCATTATTACATAAGCAGTTGCCTTATCTTCAATCTCTTTTTGTGATTTATTTACTCTGTTTTTACCTGACTTAGTCTTTTTAGTATAAAATCCTTGTGGTGTGATGTCTTTTCTAATAACCCATTGCAATATATTATCAAACATATCACCTGCTGATTTCCCTGTAGTTCCTTTGTGTGTTTTCGCTATATCTTGCCATTCTTGCGGTAATGTTGAAACGTATGCAGATGCAAACTTTCGTGTACCAAACTCAATATATGCTGCATAAAATGCAGTAGCATAAACTTTCGCAAATCCTCGACCTGCTTCGTGTGATATAGAACGAGCAAGATTACCATTGTCGCCTGACTGAGCCTG